AGAGGAAGTAAAAGGTATAACTTGATGTACAAATTTACTAAAGCCATTAATACGTCTGTAGCCACCTGAAATGTCAGGCTCAAAGTTTTCTAGTTCTAGTGCCTCTCCCGGTTGCATAATAAAGTTAGAACGGTTAAGTATTAAACCGCCTTCACAATTAAATGCTACTGGTTGAGTCTGTGAATTATCTGGCATTAAGTAACGCCTGACATAAAGTTAATAGAACCTCTTGGTCTTAGTACAACAGTAGACCTTACATATTCATATTTATTAATTAACAGGCTTTGCATATTTTTAATGCCCTGTTCAAATCTAGCAAAGTTTAATTGATACTGTTGCATTTCACCACGATACTGATACACAAATGCAGATGCACCATCTACAATTACTGGGGCAAATCTATCTGGTATAGTAGTAATATCTCCATGTGCAGAAAGATCATCAGGAAATGTGTAGTAATCAAATGTCAAGGTATATTCTTTATCAGGAAAAGGATACAGTAAATAATTATTATCTGGTGTACGTATAATATTTCTAGGTATTCCACCATTGTCAAACTGTGCTACAAATACATCATCTGCATGTGTAGCGGCAGTAGTGCCATTAGCACCACGTGTGCAACCTGTAATATCATTGCCTAATATAGCTGTATAAGTTACTTGCTCACTACCTATGTACACTGTTCCTGATGCATCAAACCCCGTAGTAGAAGTGAGCGTCAAAGTAGTAACAGAACTAGAGTGAGAGCCATTTAAAGTAGTAGAGTTTATTTCATCTTCTTGATTAGCATATTCGTTTTGTATATATTCATTATAGTTTAAACTACCAAGATTACTACCAGAAGCACTAAGAGTAGTACTCCGTTTAATCCTAGCTGTATTGTAGTCTACAGATTTAGTACTTGTAGGTAAAGTATATCTAACTTTTCCCGGCACTAATGATTCTGTATTAGTAGCGTGGTTAAAAGAATAACCAAACTCCCGTTGATTAATATAACGTATAGCTTCATTAACAGCATTCTTACATTGTATCTGCACACCTCTAGCACTAGTAAAGTTACTAGAAGTAAGCTCTACTTCATTCATGCGTGTAATAACACTATTACTTAATGTAAGAAATGTAAGAGCCATCATGTTTCCTAAATAAGTCTTTTATACCCCAAGAGTTTTTTGTTGCATAAATTTGATACACTAATGGGGCCAGCATATAGCCAGCCCCAAAGTATGTAGGTTTATTACAGTAGATCACGTTGAGCTACTGCAGCCTCAGTCATTGCGGCAGAAACATCTGCAATTACTGCATAGACACGCAAGCGTCCAGTTGCAGCAGCAGCACCAGCAATAACTACATCAATAGTATCTGCAGCACCAACACAAGCAAGTGCTTCTGCAGCAAATGTAGATGCAGCACCAGTGTTTACAATGTTAGCTTCACCGTTACTACCTTTTACAAGGTATGTACCAGCAGCAGCATCAAGTGCAGCACCGTCAATGATGTCATCACCACCACCAAAGTCAATATTACAAGTACAACTTGCAGTAAAAGACTTCATAATTTCCGCACCAGCAGCAACTACTACTGATTCAGCAGGAATTTCTAAGAGTTGGAAAATGTCACCATTAGCAATAGTAGCACCTGCAGTAATCATAGCATCAATATCTAGGATTGCTTCAATAGTGCGTACTGTGTTACCAACATTAGTTGGGACAGCAATAACATTTGCCCCAACACCAGCGGTATCAATGGAAGTCATATCAAAAGTAGCCATAAGTTATACCCTCCCTTACGCTGCGTTATAACGGGCAGTAACGATTGCTTCTGGACGAAGAATCTTCCTACCGTATAGATGCATACCACGAACAATGTCAGCAAAGCTGTCAGGGTCACGATATGTTTCTGTCTTATTGATTTGCTCGGCAGTTGCCACAGCAGAATCATGTCCAGCTACAATCACACCAAGGTTGGTGAGTTGGTTAGCTGTACCACTAGTTCCCGGTCCAGTGCCTAGTGCTGGCAAATTAGACGAAGAATATACACGGAAGCCGTGGAAGTTATTAACTACCAGACCATTACGCAGACCACCTGATTCACCGAAATCAGCGTTCATGAAGCGTGAATCTTCATCAGCAAGGATTTCCATAAATACTGGATCAACTACCAGCCAGCGACCTTGTGAGTCAACTTGCTGTTGGTCAAGCAAACGCTTCATACGTGCAATAATCATTGCAGGAGAAACGGTAGCAGTTGGCAACGAAGTAGCACCCGGCATACGTGCAGTCACAGGAATTGAGTGAGTGCCAGCAGATGCTGTAGTGATATTGCCAAAGTCACCTTTATGCAGTTGCATAGAGGAAAGCAGTTCGTTAGAACCTGCAGAGCTTACAGCTTTAGTACCATTAACAGTCGTGTTAAGGGTATCACCTTTGCTGTGCAAAGAAGACTGCTTATAGCCAGCCATGTACGCAAGAACTTCTTGGTCATGGTTGTCTGCCAAACGATAGGCAGCACGGCTAGTTGCAAGGTCCATGAAATTGACGTGGCTGTGAGCCTCTTCAATATCGTCCATTTTAAAAGCAAAGTAGTTTGCTTTGTCAATAACTAAATTAAAATCTGCATCTTCTAAATCTTGCGCTGTGACATTTGTGCCACGTGCATATTCAGAAACAGAGATTTCTGGTTCTTTAATGATCTTGACGGTATCGCCTTGACCACTGATCTCTCCGAAATAATCAGAGTTAGTAATATCCCCAACAACAGTAGACTTGCGGAATGCAAGCTGTACCTGTTTGCTGTAGATAACTGGGCTAAAATTACCGTTAGGTAGATTTCCATAACCCGTAGCTGTCTGGAATGCCATTATATTAATCCTTTGCATTAAGACACAGATACAAACTACAAACGGTATGTAATGAGGCTAAGTCTAATGGGTAACGATATTGTAAAAAGTTGGCCGACCTTTTACATAACGGGCCAATGTCTTTAGGTAGTCTTTAAAACTATTTATGTTTGTGAAAAAAGATTTAACACAGGTAGTCCAAATAAATAGGAGGCTGTGTTAAACCTGTTGTATATAGTTATATTTTTTATTTAAGACTTGTCAAGTCTTTTTATCGTGCGCTACCAGAAATATCGTAAATAAATTCACCTTTTCTAATAGCTTCCATGATTTCATCTTGGTGTTTCTCATATTCTTTAGAAGACATTTTATTTACACGTGACTCAGACATTTTAGTATTATTAGATGTAGCGTCTGGTTGACTACGTGTATTACGAGTATTCACCGACTTAGCAGCTTCTTTGTTACTGCTAGGTTTTTTTGTCTTGATATTCATGTCTGCTTTGTACAAATCAATAGCACGTGCTGCAGACCTTGCATCGTTATCATTTTCGTATAGTGCCTCTTGTACCCACTTAGGCTGTTCTTCTGCCCACTCATGGAATTCATCACTGTCACGTATCTCACCAAAGTCAGGGTGCGCTTTAAGTAATTCTACTTCAGCTTTCTCACGTGATGCACTTTCCCGTAATGTATCAATTTCTTTAATACGTTCCTGTAAACCTTCTTGTTGTTCACGTGCTTTCTTAATAGCAATAGTTTCAACAATAGCAGCTACATCTGGATACTGGCTTGCCCATGCATCTATGTCTTCATCTGACTTAGGTAGTTTAATTTCTTGTGCAGCACTTTGTTTAAGCTGTGACTCTAGTGTAGTAATACGAGCCTCTAAGTCTGCCTTTGCTTTTTGTGATCCTCTACGTAAATCAGCATAGCGTTTCTTATAACTCTTTTCTTCTGCACCTTCTGGCTCTGCATCTTCTTTGGCCTGTACTTCAGCTTCTTTTTCTGCGCCTTCACGTTCTGCCATTAACTCACGTAGTTCTTTTTCATCTTCCTCTACACGTTCATGCACTCTACTCTTACGTTGCATCATCATTGACTTGGGCGGTTCTTGCGCCTCTACTATTTGGTTTTCCATTTTAGTTCCTGTTTACTGGGGCCACCGTAGCCTGTGTTGTAAGGGGAGTGGGTAGGCCAGTTCTAATTAACAGATTAAGTACGTGCTGCTAATCCACGTTTAGGGGCAGGTTCTACTGTGGCAAATTGCCCTAGCATACGATCAAACTCTGCACCAAAAACTTTTGCAATAACTTCCCTTACAGGTCCATTCATTGCTTCACGTATGGTAGTTTTTTCTTCTTCTGATAGTTGTTCGTAGTTATTCCAAACTTCAATAAAATCAATTTCCATTACTTTACTATTCCTTTACTGTATAGAACAGTCCAATCTTTTTGATCTGTAAATAATCCAATGCTATAGCAAATAGCTTCACTTACATTTTTAATTAAGTATCCTAGTATTGACCTCTTTTTATATTCTTGAGGTTTAACTATATGTGCTATCTCTTTAGCTCTCGCTATTGTAATGTATTCAAAAATGTTTGTCAAGAGGGTAGATGATCTCATTCGTACTACCATTGGAATTGCCCAATAATGATAGCCACGTACTGTAATAGGTGACAAGTGCTTGGCTGTATATACTACGTCCATACGGTATAGATCACGATCTAACTTACCTTGTTTGTATAGTTCAGTACAGATAACACGTGAGCTACTACCATCACCGCCATCACGGTCACGTTCTTGTTTTGCGCTTTCTCCCGGCCCACCACCATCAAACATGTCTGCAATACTAGTAAATCCACCTGTATTGCCGAGAGGATCGGCTGGTTTGCTAGGTGTGCCGCCTTTACCATCACTAGTATTATAACGCACACCGTCTTTAGTTACCTGTTTAGCTGTAGCTTTAGCAGGTTTACCGCCTTTGTCTTGCTGCGTAATTCCCGGCCCTGTGTACTTGTCACCATTTAGTTTAGTTTTTTTACCAAATGCACTTTTAGTATATCGTGTACCTTCAGCATCACTAAATACTGTCATAGCACCACGTTGTGTACCTGCAAGACCTTCATAACCTTTTAAATCTCTAACTTTAGTAGCCTTACCATCAGCCCGTTGTAAAACACCAGCTTCATTACCATCGCTGCCAGCAATCTTACCTACAGCATAGCCGCCTGTAGTACTGCCTGTGTAACCACGTTTAACTTGATCATTATAGTAACTAGAGTTTTTAATACGATCAGGTATTTTAGCTGTTGCTGTAGCAATTTCTTTATTACGTGTTTGTATTCTAGTCCGTTGTGCTGCAGCTTCTCTGGCTCTAGCTTGTGTAGGAGTTTCTAAAAATCCTGTTACATCACCTTTTTCAAAACCTTCCATTTCATCACGAAAATAATCAGGAAATGCTTGTTTTGTTTGAATAGGTCCAAACATATCAGGAGATGCTTGAAGTGCTGCAGCTTCCCTTTGTGCTTGAACATTTTGCAATTCTGTTTGTGTATAACCACCTCTAGGTCCAGTAACAGTACCTGCAGTGGGTACTCTAAATGCTTGATCTGTTTGATAATAATTTCTATTTGTTTGATCAACAACGGTTGCTGGTGCGGAATAAGTTATTCCTGTTGGGCCAGTATCCTGTATATTATTGGGTGCATCACCACGACTATAAATATCACGTGGGTCTGCACGTGTTGGAGTAGGCGCAGGTTGAGTTATAGGACTTGGTAGTTGCACTACAGGATTAGGTTTTACCTCTTGTTTTATTTGTGGTTGTGCGCCAGCTACTGCTGCATTTATTTGTTCATCAACAGGATCAGGATCGAAAATTCCTCTGGTTTTATCTCCAGCTATATAATTGTTAAAGCCTTGTCTAGCATACCTTGCAGCAGCATCTAAAAAAGGTTCATTTGGTCTAGCTAAAACTTCATTAGCTATTATACCTGCATCTGTAGTTCTAGCTTGAAGGTCTTGTATTTCTTGTGGGTTTGGTTCTAGTGCAGCTACTTCTTCTGCGGGAATAATAGTACGTAAATTGCCTACAGGCTCACGTTGAGAATCACGCTTTTCTCCTGTATAATATTCTTTATCGTATCCTCCTAATGGTGTGCCTGATCCAGCTTGTGCATCAGGAACTCTATCAGGAGCAGATGCAGGTTGAGGTGGTCCTGTTACAAGAGGGGATGTTATAGGAACTATTCTTTTTTGTGTAGAACTTTTATCTTTTAAAGGTGTGGGTGTTTGTATATTACCTTCACCAACTCTAACTCCCATACCGGGAAATGCAGTAGGTTGTCTAGGGTCTTGATTAGTAAATGCACCAATAGCTGTACCTTGTGGTCCTGTTTGAGTAACAGGTGCAGTAGTACTAACATCAGGACGTAACATAGGTTTAAGACTTGTTGTAGGTGCAGCAGAAGTAGCAGACTCAATAGCTGACCCTGCACCACTTACTTCTGTTACTGCAGCATTCTGTGCAACCTTTGCAGCATCTTGTTGATTAATGCCAAGTGCATTAGCAACAGGAGTAACAAGACCTGTAACAAAATTTGTTATGCTGGCAAACAGCCCTTGTTTTTTCTTAGGGTCTGTTTCGCCGCCATATTCTTTATAGGCTGCTAATGCTTTAGTTCTAGCAGGACCAAGTTCCATTCTATCAATGCGGCTTTTCATATCATTCATTAAATTATTTTTATGGTTATTCATTATTCCAGCAGTTAATAAACCAACGCCGGGAATAGGAATCATAGCAGCAATAGCTAAACCTGCCGCACTACCTGCTTTAGCACCAAAACTATTTTGCTCTGTCATGTAAGCAAAAAATTCATCATCGTTCATGTTTCTATAATCAGGAGCAGGTTGTGGTACAAATTGATTTTGATTACTATCATCATCTTTATTAATAACTTTAATAGCATCTTGTACTGAACTATCTTCAGATGGAGTACCATCATCGCCTAAGTCACCTTCAGGTGGAGTGTATAGTGTATATCCTTCTGGTATAGGTATAGTAGCCATACCATTTACAAAAGTAATAATTATACTTTTACCTTCTTCATCACGATATTCTTGCATAGTTACTACAGGGTTAGTGTAACCTTCATACACAATAGGTGTTTGCGTACCAGTAGATGTAGCGTCACCCATTGTAGGTACAGGTGCAGTTTCTAGTGTTTGCATTTCTGGTACAAAGCCACCATTAGCAAACTTCATTGGCTCACCTTTACCACCAACTACAATAAGATCAGCCATTTCAAATGGTAAGTCATCAGGCATAGTAGCCTCTTCACTATTGCCCATTTGTCCCATGCGTTCCATTTGTTTAAGGCCCATCTTAGCTTCTTGTCGTAATGCCATCATTTTATCTAGGCCATGATAACGTACTACATCTGCAGGAAAAACAAACTCACCTTCACTTATATTAATTTCTATATCGTCACGCACACCTTCTTTAGTGCCGCCTATAGGTACACGATTGCCTGACGCTTCATCAATCTCGCCACCTTCGTCTTTTAATCCACCTAGTGCAAATGCTTGCTGAGTCTGGTTATTCATAGATACTACTCCACCTTCTGCGTAATTCTTAGGAGGTACTACACCACCCATGTTAAACCTGAGTGCCTGTGTTTCAGGATCAAAGTCAAAGTCTGTTATGTCTATTTCGGTTGCGGTACTAGTACGGCCTTTAAAGTTACCTGCTGCTGGATATTCTAGCTTACGAGTACCTATTTTTATAGCACCTTTGGTTTCTGTTTTAAGATTATTTAAAACTTTTTTTAATGCATCTTGATATGTTTTTTTAAATATACTTTCAAAATATTCTTTAGCTAATTTATCATATTTTATATTATAATATTCGTCTTGAGTAATTTTACCATTTTCAAGATCGTTATATAACTCAGCATTTTTTATTGCTGTTGGATTGCTATCATCTGCTTGATCCATTGCATAATCAAAA